GTTTATTATACCATGATTATGGTATCAATGTCATCATCTTGTTTTATAGGTTAGTTCCTTAATCCAAGATATTTGAAACCAATTTCTAGAGATGGTAAACCTCTAGAATACATGTCTCTAAAAGATATATCTTCAAAGTCGTAGGTTTCTTCATCGGGCCTCTCTGGATCATAGAGGCCCTTGTCAATAGTGGTCATCTGACTAATGTCAAAGAACCACATCGGTCCCATCGATGAGATAGCTTCTGCAATCTCTTCATTGGTTAGAGGGTCGTTGTCTGCCCAAGGCAGCATTCCTTCTTTTTCAGCATATGTCCACACAATATTTTTGTATGTTTCTACATATGGTCTCGTGTTGAAGACTTTTAGGTCTTCTTTTCCGAGTATTAGGGCTTGAAAGAGATTTCCTCTTGTCACCCTTTTGACAAAATCCTCAACGGAGAGGATGTTGTCTTCTGCCGCCCTGGCTAATGTCCAGCGGGCGTTGTTTGATGGGCTTGGATATTTGGTTTTAACTTCATACCAGCTCATCGCATTGATGAATGTTGGATTATCGTTCAAATATTCTATCAACTTCCTCTGCTCATCCACGAGTTTACTAACCCCACGATCAGCAGTATTAGTGTTGAGGCTTCTAAAAACATTTAAAGGTCTCTTCACGTTGACTCCCGCAGCTGCCTGGTGAACCAGTGCAATTGTCGGTTTAGGACTTGCATAGAGGTACTGTTGTAACTCCGACTTAAGTCCGAGGCCATACCCCCCCAATTTGGGTGGTAGATGTATGGCTGCAAAACACTTAGGATTCTTTGCCTTTCTAGGCAAAAGGGATCCCATTCTTTCTATAAAGAGAGCTCTAATGGATCTCTTTTTAGAAATTGTCCAGAATCGGTCATCCGTAGGTAACCATTCTAAACATCCACCAAGTTGTGTCGATTTACCAATCGCCACGTTCTTGTTATCCTTCTTGATCATAGTCGATTGACCTCTTTCAAGTAGTCGCACCTTAACAGAATCAACTATAGTAGATTTACTATAGTCTTTACTGTCAAAAGGTTTTCCATACTGGAGATTTGATATATTTATCAATCTCTCAGTGTATTTTACACATATCTTAGAACAACCATGTTGTCCTGGACTTATGTGGGATCCCGCATTGATATGTATGTCAGTTATGAGATCTAAATATCCGAGGGGACCCTTTGCTAAGTGGTCATCACCTCCTATATGGCAAAATCTCCAGTCTCTAAAAGGAGCCGGGTCATTTGTTTCTAACATTTCTAAACTTTTAGTATAGTTTAGAAATGCAAGTTCCTCAATCGATAGATTGAGTAGAGTGAGTGATGGCTTGGCTATTGCCTCACCCATCATAATTCCAACTTTTGAAATGACTATCTCAAAGTCTTTTGGAAACAAAACAATTCTAGGACCTATCGTGGATAGTACTAGATCAACATAATCCGGTTTGAATGATAATCCGTAACCGTTTATGAAACCACGTAGGAGTGCTTTTGTCACCTCCCACTGCTGGGCATTAGTAGCATCCTTAAGATCACTACTAAGTAGGTATTCATCTTCACCGACTATTGTCCGTTTAAGTGAACACAAACCCTTAACAGCTTCAAAAGCTTGATC